CATAATAAGATGCACCGGGGTTCAAATATTGAGTTCAGATGAAAAGAGTGCTTCAGTATTGCGAAGATGTGAAAAGCGGCAAGATTCCTGCCGGGATGCACCTACGCAATGCAGTAAGCCGTTTTGAACGTGATTTGGAGGTATTTGAGTTCAGGGAGAAAGAATTTCACAAAATAGTGCGATTTATCGGCAAATTACGGCATTTTACGGACATTCACGCTGGAAAACCCTTTATTTTAGAGCCGTGGCAACTGTTTATAATAGCCAATATTTACGGATTTTACGTAGATGGGAAGCGCAGGTTTGAAACTGTGTATATTGAGATGGCCCGTAAAAATGGCAAAACGGCCCTTGCTGCGGTGCTTGCCCTTTACCATCTGATTGAGGCCGGGGACGGATACCCGGAAATTTTGTTTGCAGCCAACTCCAAAGATCAATCTAAGATTGGTTTTAATCTTGTTAAGGGTTATAGCGATGAGTACGAAAAAAAGGTTGATGAGAACATGCGAAGGCTGCGCAGGCATCATTCTGACATCAATTATCTCAATGAAGTAGATGAGAACGGGTCCAAGTACCGGGACAGGTATGTAACGGGAACTATCAAATGTTTGGCTGCCGACAGCAATAAGCTGGACGGCTATAACTGTAACCTGGGGATAGTGGATGAATACCACAGTGCCAAGAACAGCCAGGTCCGGGATGTTATCAGGTCATCAATGGGTATGCGTACAAGCCCTATTCTTTTTACAATCACTACGGCAGGCTTTGACAAGACATCGGCCTGTTATGAGTTAAGGACTGTCTGTACTGATATAATTGCCGGCAGTAAGCAGGACGAGTCTTTCTTTTCTGTTATATACTCTTTGGATGAAGGGGACGACTGGAAAGACCCGGCCCTCTGGATGAAGGCTAATCCTAATCTGGGGGTTACCGTCAGCGAGGACTTTATTAAAAAACAGGTTCAGCAGGCTATTAACAGCCCATCGGATGAGGTGGGGATAAAGACCAAAAACCTTAATATCTGGTGCGATAGCCAGACAACATGGATACCGGACGACTATATTGTTGCCGCTACGCAGGATTTAAGAATTGAGGATTTCAAGGGTGAAACCTGCTGGGTGGGTGTTGACCTTGCCTCTAATACCGACCTTACCTGTGTGGCGTACCTGTTTCATATTAACGAGGCTTATTACTTTTTTGTTGACTACTATGTGCCGAGGGATACTATTGAAAAGAATCTTAAACGCATTCATGCTGATAAAGACCTTTACAAGCAATGGGCAGAGAAGGGTTATCTGAATGTCACTAACGGCAATGTAACGGACTACTCACATATATCAAGGGACATGGCGGAGATGAATGTCAACTGCCCTATCGAGGAGGTGTACTATGATCCATATAACGCTATCTCATGGGCTACCGAGTGTACTGATGCCGGGCTTGCCCTTACTCCCTTCTCCCAGGTTATAGCAAATTTCAATGTGCCTACCAGGGAGTTCGAGAGGTTAATTATGAAGAATAAAATATTTATCCATGACAATCCCATAACAAGGTATTGCATGAGAAATGTTGAACTGCGCTATGACATGAACGGCAATGCCAAACCCAAAAAGGACAGCGAAAGGAAAAAAATTGACGGGGTTATTGCCATGCTACAGGCTATGGCCTGCCAGATGAATTTTGAGTCAAGTTTCAAAGGTGTAGGAATCTATTAAAAAAACGATATGAAGTTATTTAACTGGGGAAAAGAGAAAAGGAGCAAGGTGACAGTTTCCTACAGCCCGACAACGCCAATGGGCCTGCCGTATGGATTCAGCCAGCTTGCCATCTCCCAGCATCAGGCCCTTCAGCTATCCACTGTTTACCGGTGTGTAGAAGTGATCTCTGATGCCATCGCTTCACAGACATGGCATATACTTAAATGGTCGGAGGAGGAGGGCTTTGCACGGCAGGAGTTCCATGATGCGGATTATCTTCTGAATATGGAGCCAAACCCTGCCATGAGCCGCTATACGCTTATGAAGGTTATGATTGTTAAGATGCTGCTTGAAGGGGCGGGGTATATTCACATAGTAAGGGATTTCAGGGGTGACCCCGAAAGGCTTGATCTGGTGACTAAACCAGTAACGACCTACATAAGAAAAAACGGAACCCTGTATTACATGGTTAAGCAGGGGCCGGAGCATGAAAAAGAGGAGATAAGGATTGAGGGTGATGATATGATTGCCGTTCTTAATTTCTCATATGACGGTATTACTGCCATGAGTACATTAAGGCACGCAGCCGAGTCGCTTGGGATCTCTTATGCTTCGGAAAGCAATGCAAAAAATTTCTTTCGTTCAGGGAACAGTGCATCGGGGATTATCTCAGCCGAGGGCAAGATGACACCGGACAAGGCTAAAGCTATTAAGGATGCATGGAATACGGCTTTTGTTGATTCGGGTGGTGTAACGGGTGGCGGTGTAGCAGTCATGGAGGGGGGCCTTCAGTTTAAGCCCATTACTATTAACCCAAAGGATGCACAGCTATTAGAAAGCAGGCAGTTTAATGTAGTTGAGATATGCAGGTTTTTTGGTGTCCATCCTTCCAAAGTATTTGACAGCCAGAACCTGACTTATTCAAATATAGAGAGTTTCCAGTTGGGGTTCCTGACTGATACCATCTCTCCCCTAAATGCAAAGGTAGAGGCTGAGTTTAACCGTAAATTGTTAAGGCCATCACAGAGAAAGAAAACAAGGCTTTCACTAAACATAGAGGAATTGTTAAGGGCTAATATGGATGCAAAGGCCAACTACGTAAGCAAGATGTTTCAGGCCGGGGGCTATACGGTTAATGAGGTAAGAAAGAAAGCAGGCAATCCGAAGTTTGATGATCCTAATGCAGATAAGCCGATGGTTCAGATTAACATGCAGACAATAGATGCCTTTAAACCTAAAGAGGATAAAAAGAATAATTTTAAAAATCAATCAAATGGAGAACAAGGAAATCAGAACCCTGCCGATGGAGGAGGCGGAGGTAAGGCTCCAGCCGAACAGCAGGAAGGTTGAGGGCTATGGCATAGTCTTTAATAAGCTGTCCCAGGACTTGGGGGGCTTTCGTGAAATCATTGCCCCCGGTGCTATCGAGGGGGTTGTTGAAAGGTCAGATATACTTGCCCTTCTGAATCATGATATAAGCAAAGGGGTGCTGGCCCGGTCAACAAATGGCAAAGGAACAATGAAGATCGAAGCCGACAAGAAAGGTGCTCGATACACTTTTGAGGCCCCTAAGTTTGCGGCAGGTGAGGAGCTTGTCGAAGGTATTGAAAGAGGCGATATAAGGGGCAGCTCTTTTGCCTTTACTATTGCTGATCCTGAGAACGACCAGAAATGGGAGAGGCAGGAGGATGGTACGTATTTACGGACTATCTTAAAGTTCGGTGAGTTGTTTGATATGTCCCCCGTTTACCGGGAGGCATACCAGGACACCACCGTTGCACTAAGAAGCATGGATAAAATAGTTCAGCCACCAGAGAAACCCAAAGTGGAGGAAGTCAGAAAGGAGGAGGTTAAGCCCGTTGTGGAAGACACACCGAAGCCCATAGCCCCGGACATGAAAGATGACCTTTATCGCAGGCGCACAAAGGAGCTGGACGATGAATACAGGAATCAAATTAATGAATTTAAAAAAATGAAAAAATGACAAAACTGGAAATTTTAGACGAAAAAGCTAAAACCCTTGATGCCAACAAAGCGATCTTTGAAACGGCAAAAGAGGAGAACCGTCAGACTACTGACGAGGAGAAAGGAATCATACAGGCCAATCTTGACAGGTTGGAGGATCTGCGCTACATGGAGATCAGCATGAGCTTTGAGGAAAGCGTACCGGCAAAGGGCGACAAGGTTAAGCCTATTGTCCACATTAACAAGCGTGAAAAGGCAGCAGAGAAGTTTTCTCTGATTAAGGCTATCAATGCAGCTTGTGAAAACCGGAGCTTTAATGATATAAGCCGTGACCTGTTTATGAAGGGAAAAGATGAGTTCCGCAAGTCGCATGTTGACTTTAGCGGTAATATTATCCTCCCTGTTGAGACAAGGGCTGATATACTGGCCGGCACAGCAACGGCAGGCGAGGAGATTGTTGAGGAGGACAAAAAGACAATTCTTCCCCCGCTTGTTGATAAGCTGATTTTTTCACAGGCAGGGGTTACTTACCTGAATAATTTGGTCGGTAATGTTTCGATCCCTGCTTATGCAGGTACTACCGTAGACTGGAAAACTGAGGTTGAGGCTGCTGCCGATGGTGGCGGGGCATTCAGCGAGGTTGTATTCTCACCAAAAAGGCTGACTGCTTATATTGATGTTTCAAAACAGTTCTTACAGCAGGATGGCGTAGGAGCAGAAAGATTGCTTCTTGATAACATAGCCAATGCCGTTGCAAGGAAACTGGAAAGCACTATACTGGGTAATCTTGTTGGCACAGCTTCAAGGCCACAGGGCATGGGTTATGAAGTTACCAATGCTGCGGCTACCGGAAGCAAGAATGCTGTTGCTGCGACATGGGCTTTGATTGTTGGCATGGAGACGGCTGTTGATACTGCTAACTCTCTTGTAGGGAATTTGGCGTTTATCACTAACTCCGCAGGGCGGGGTATATTAAAGACCGAAGCCAAAGGATCAACTTCAGATGACAAGATGCTGATGGAGGACAACAACACAATGGCAGGCTATCCGGTACTTGTTACCAATTCCTGTGCTACCAATGCAGGTGAGGACACCAATGGGGAACTTTTGGTATTTGGCAACTGGGCAGACCTGTGCATTGGACAGTGGGGCGGGTATGACATAACTGTTGACCCGTATTCAAAGGCCAACACCGGTCAGGTGAGGATAGTTATAAATTCATTCTTTGATGCCAAAGGGCTGCGTGGATCAAGTGGTTCGGGTGCAACATTGAACGAGTATATAACTTCGTTCGCAAGGGAGCCTATCAAAGCATCCTAAATATTAATCAGGCGCAGGGGGTAACACCCCTGCCCTTTTAAAACTAAATGACATGGCAAATTTATATAACATATCAGGATTACAGACGGACAAGGACAGGCCTGTTGCACCGGCAAGTTTTGCGGCTGCCGGGGGAGCAGCGCAGGTTGTTCTTACATGGGATGATACGTCTGCTGACTATGACATACTGCATATTGAATCATCTCTTGATGAGGTTGCATGGACTTATATAGCCGGGGTAGCAAAAGATGTGCAAACATACACTCATACCGGGCTTACAGCAGCAACAACATATTACTACCGGGCAAGGGCCTTCAAGAGATTAAAAAGCACAACTTATCTAACTGACAATGACCCGACAAACGCGTAAATTAACCTACAAAGAGCGCAGGGATCTGGCACGCAAGGATGCCATACCTGTTAATGTTCGGGATTTTGAGGCAGAGGTGGTCGATCAGAATACAGTGAGGTTGTTCTGGGATGAGAAAAAAGCCCATTGCGATTATGTACAGGTTGACTATTCGACTGACTTTAAAAACTGGATAGGGATTATCAGGCTGCCCTACGAGGGCAAGGAGAACTTTATTGAGCATGAGGTTAAGCCGGGAAAATATGTTTACCGGGTAAGTGTAAAGAAAATCACTAACTGGGCCGAGTACCTGTATGATGCAGTTGAAATAACAAAAGACGATGAGTAAATATGTAACAGCAGAAGATGCACGAAGTCATCTGAGGGTGGACTTTCACGATGATGATACCTACATACAGGGGCTTTGTGATATGGCAGAGGCTATGGTGGGCATGGAGATCGGGGAGGATCTGGATGTGGTAAGAAAGGTTATCTATTATGGTCAATGCGACACTACAGCGGATAGCGATCAGGTGGATATAGGCAGGACATGGACAGAGGATGAACTGGTGGGTTACTCTATCACACTGGATCTGGATGAGGAGGAAACCCACGATATAACTGCCAACACAGCAGCCGGGGTGCTTACTTTGGATGATGACGTGGGGGAGACGGACACAGATGTTGAGTTCAGGATATGGGAGATAGGCATACCCCTGCCTTTGAAGCATGCCATACTTCTGCTTATCGGACACCTGTACATGCTCCGGGAGCCTGTTGTTGTGGGTGTGAATGTTTCGGAGGTTCCCATGAGTTTTAAATATTTGTT